ACAGTTGCAATCTTTTTATAATAATTTAATAGTCTTTCGTGAATCTGCTATAAATATTATAAGTTTTGATAGTAATGGTTTTAATATTTCAACTATCACTAATACTGTAGGTACAACAGCACCAAACAGTGTAGTAGTTATACCACAACTAGGTATTATATTTTTAAACGAACAAGGTGTGTACATTCTTACTGGTGGACTGAATGGTGGCGCTAGTCTAAGTGTACAAAAGATTAGTTTTGGTATTGATGATCTATTGAATAGAATGAACTACTCTATGATTCATAAGACAATTGCATCTTATAGTACTATTGAAAGAGAGGTTTGGATACACTTTCCATCAGATGATAGTGTTGTGCCGGACACAGGTATTGTTTTACACACTATGACTGGTAATCCTACTTGGTCTATAAGAACATCACTAACCAATGCTAAACAGGCATATTGGTCTGCTATGACCACAACGGTTGATGGATTGTTCTTGTTAGGCACAGCACCAGATTGGACTATTAGTGCAAGCCAAACAACTGATAAATTTGGTCCGTTACAGGTAATGACGAACGCTAATAACTGGGGTCAATCTTGTACAATATCATCTATATCTGATGGTAATGGTGTATTAGCAATAACAAACACTGCTAATCCAGGTCACACGTGGGAATCTGAATGGTATAACTTTAATGAGAATGATGTAAAGATACGATTCTATAGTGTTGAGTTACGATTATTATCTTATGGTGATAACTCTTTTAACTTCTTTTACAGTACAGATTATTCATACATAGAGAATGCAACATCTGCACAAAAACAAGCTAGATCAGAAACTGTATACACAGTTGCAGAAGATGCAGTGTTTGGTGCTGAAGATGCCTCTGTAACAAAAGTACCTTTTACAATAAACGAAAGTAAAATATCTGATGGAAGATTGATTGTTCTTAGATACGATGTAAACACACAGTTAGTTGATCAGTTTAAATTTGGCATACGTTCAACTGATGACACTCAATGGCATTTATTGTCTATGAATATATTATCTGATGCACAAGCATTGCCTGCTCTTAACCAGGCTACACGTTTGCAGAGAGGACAATCACGATGAAAGTATATACACAACAAGGTCAAAAACGGTTTGATCAGGTTAAACCAGAAAGCATTAATGATAATACACAAGCAGTTGTTAGTGTTTACAATGGACGTATCGATGGACAAAACTTTCCTATCAATACATTAGATAAGTTTAAATTTGTACCATCATCAGTAACCAGTACTTCTACTGCTAATGTTTATGGTTTTGTTTTTAATGGACAAACACAAGATTATTATTTTGTTAGACGTTGGAACACATACGAGGGCAGTGTTAACATACATTTGCCTTTATTAAGTTTTGATTTGAATGCATCAAATTGGTCTAGTGGTTGGAACAATTTAAGAGATATAGATAATACTTTTAATGATTTTATATTACAGTTTGAAAGTTCTGAGGGTACTTTAACAGGGTGCATTGATATAGACTTTCGACACGGTGTTGATGTAGTTTCAGGTGCTAATAAATGGAATGAAAAATGGTGGACAAGATGGGGTTTATTTTGTAATGATATACTAATAGCAGAAAGTGGAAGAGTCTATCCTAGATTAGAAAACTTGTGCATACCATTTAATATATTTGTAGGAACGCAAAACGTTAAACTAGAGTTAAAATGGCAGACTATTAATGATGGAGCAGAAGATAAGGTTGGCGCATCAGCAGGTACTATAACACCTTGTACATCTATATTAGAAATATATGGTGCTTCTATTTGGGCTTGCAATACTAAGAGGTAACTATGGGAAAAATTGGTAATCAATATTTTGATGGTGGTGTAGCACCTAACGCAAGTCAACTAAACACTGTGTATGATGCAGTTGCCGGTGATTCTATTAATGATCAGAATATAGAAACTGATTGTCTTAATAGGACACACTTTAGCGATACGACAGCCAATAGAATAAATCAGTTGTTTACATTTGATTATGGTGGATCTACTGATTGGGCAACATCTAGTACAACAATGGCTACTATAGCAAATGGACTATCATTATCAAAAGTTCTTCCAGCATATACTACACACGGTAATGTAGTGGTTAGAGTACAAGCAACTGGATTGGTAAGTGAACTTACTTTACCTGGCACACCATCAGGAGGTAACGGTACACCTGCACAAATAAACCGTAATACTTATGCTTTTCGGTTGTTAATGACACTAAACAGTGGGGGATCTACTGTTGATGTTGCAAATGCAACATATAGTTTTAATGTACTATCATCACAAAGAACAAACACATCTTACAATGGAACTACTAATCCTATACAATGGCGTTCTTTTGGCTTTAGTGGTCTTTGTACATTAGCACCAGGCGTAACAATAGACAGTGTTGAATTGCAAGGCTGTGTTGGTTTTGCAAGTAATACACTAAGAGTCCAACATAATCACATACAAGTTATTGTAGTGGAGAACTAATGGCGTTTGTAAAACCTTATACATACGTTGATGGTGCTGTATTAACAGCAGATAATCAACAAGCAAACGAACAAGCCTTGCAGTTATATGTTAATCAACAAATTGTTGCTGGAGACATTGCTGTAGATTCAGTAGTAGGTGAAAGTATTGCTACACCTAGGTTTGTAAATGCTGTAAATACAGCAGAGTTTGTAACTAAAACAATACAAGGTCGTAGTATAATTAGATTAAGACACGACTTTGCATATTTTTCTGCAACAACAAAAGGACGTAATCAAACATCTACTTCTGTTGAAGATTATCAAAGCCTAAATACAACTGGCGCAGAAGTAGTTATATACAAAAACAATACTAAGGTAATGATTACAATATATTTTAAAGCGGTAGGTGATGAAAATACACCAACTGGTAGTGGTCGGTATCCAGGTAATGGTCAATGGGATAATACATTTAAATTACAATATGAAAAAGATGGTTTGATTACTACTTATGGTGGAACTAGATCATACGTGTTTGAAGATACTACAACAGGTTCTTCATTAGGTGCGTACAATCCAGGTTCAGATGGTATAAGTTCTGGACACAGGAGCATAATGATTAGCCGTATGATACAATTAGATGTAGGTAGATACAAGTTTAGTGTGGCAGTTAATCCTAAATTAGAAAAAGGTAATATAAATTGTCAATCATTTTTAATAGAAACGTTTCACGTTTAGGAGTGTATAATGGATCCGTTAACAATGGGTTTAATAAGTGCTGGAGCAACTGCAGCTCAAGCAATACCAGGTGCTTATACTCAGTATAAAACAGATAAGGCTCAAAAAAAACGTCTTGAAGAGTTAAAGCGTTTAGAAGAGATGAATGCTTTAGGTTTAACTGAAGAGCAGTTTGCTAATTATAGAAATAGATTAGAACAACCAGTTATGCAAGCACAGAAACGTGCAGATGCTGAAATGCGTAGACTTGCAACTCCAACAGCACAACCAGCAAGACAATTGCAACAGGCTATGTTAGCGCAACAAAATCGTGAAGCAATTGAAGCACAAATAGCATCTACTTTACTAGGTATTGACTTGCAAAAACAAGCAGAGCAACGACAAGAAATGAAAGACCTAAGAGCTGCACAAGATGAACGTTTAACACAAAGAATTGATGCTCTGACTGCTCCAGCGCTTGCAGGAGCAGAAGCATATATAATGGGTCAAACTTTACAAACATTGTATAATCAACCACCACAACAACGTGTAGAAACTGTATCGCAAACAACTGGTGCTACTCCGGATCAAATACAAGAAACATTCCCTATATTGCAAAAAGAAAGTGGACCTGATGGATTGTTCCCACAAGGTTTTGAAGCAAGTAATAGAATGCAAACAATTGCTCAAGAATACCCTACCGTTACAGATTCAACTACAGGAATTACTAGACCAAGAACGTACACATTTGGTAATAATCCAATACCACCACCACCAATTCTACCAACAAGTCCAGGTTTTAGACCAACAAATATATTAAGTGAAATGGGTATGGGAATAACTGGTCAAACGGAACTTGCACGTAGAGGGTTTACTGAACAGGATATGATTAGATTCCAACAATTTAGAGCAAATAATCCAAATATGTCAGATGAAGAAGCATTAAACTATTATTTAACTATAATGGGTATGGGAGGTTTATAATGGCTATTGATAAAGTTGGTGGTGAATATATTATTAAAGGCAATAATACTAACCCTGCGCTTACACCATCTGGTCAGTCGTGGGCTAATCTATTAACCCAAGAAAAGTATAAGTTGTGGCAAATTGCTAATCAAGAAGCAATGCGTCAACTCCAAACAGAACAACTAAATGCACAGCAACGTCAGCAAAGAGTTGATCAATTACGGCAAGATTTACAACGCCAACGTAATGCTACTATAAAAGCCATTGATGACCTTAAAGCCAAACAACTAACTACACAAGGTGCATCTGATGTAGCAACTTGGAAAGCACAAACTGAACGTGATAAACCACGTGCGATTAGAACTAGTAGTGGTACTAGTACTGGTAGATCACGTGGTAGAAACAAATATGGTTCTTTATTAGAATATACTAATGAATTAACTTCTACATATCAAGATATATACGATCAATTTAAAGATATAGAAAATAATATACCTCAAGAGGTTGTAACCACAGCTGCATATAGAAATATGGAG